GATTCTGGCTGTAACAGCCGCGCGCGCGCCTGACTCAAACAAAACGCGACCAGTGCGAAGAATACGGAAAACACCAAACGCAAATAATGCAATATCAGTGGGATCAATCAGGGGTGTTTCAAGCGGCGCTTCTTCCAGCCTGACAAAATGTCCCTGAACATCATAAATCTGCCATAAGCCCGGAGCCTGTACCACCGTGTAACCGATACACATTCCGCTGGCTTCATCTGTTACGGGCTTTGCATTTCGGGGCAAATGGCGGGGCCGAATCTCAAAAAAACGCCCTGAGGCAGTCTCGACTCAAATGTGTAGTAACGTCCGAATTCCTGTTTTGCTGCTGTTCCTGAAATCATTCTCAATCCCTCGTTCATGACAATGGCTGTTTTATAGTGCCACAAGAAGATAAAACAATCATTTTCTGATAGATGCCCATGATCCTGTTAACAGACGGCAACTGCGTGTGCCCCTTTCCCTGATGTCAGACCATGAGCACTCCCTCAAAACAGCATGCATCAAATGTCTGATTATCTTTATGGTGTCCGCATCGTCTGAATAAACGATGCCAGGCGCACAATTTCTACCACAATCGTAAAATGTTCTAAATCGTTCAGGATATTGATGCTGAAAATGCAACATAAGCGTACTTATTGCGACAGGGTATAAGCAGGCTGCGTAGTTATTTACTAAAGGATAGGAACGGCAGGTTTAGTAAACTCAATCCACTGGCGTTGATGGCGAAGAAAAATAGCGACAAAGTGGCGGCACAGAGTCCAGCAGAGTAGAACAGGAAGTAACAGGAGCGGGCTTAACTGATTGATTTCACGTTAAGTCATTGATACGAAGTGCCAACCAAAAAAAGACCGAATACTAATATAACCATTAAATATCATTGAGTTACATAGAGCCATGGCGGTAAGATGGCTTGGCTCATTCTCAAGTGAATCGGCGAGGTGTAAACATACTCCACACCGATTTAATTGTAATTTATTGAGCTACAGTTTCCATGATTGCTCTGGCTAACAAAGTTTGGTTAAAAATTTTGTCATGGTATGACATTCTTAAAACTCTCTCTATCTTATCTTGACTTATGTTCTTGTCGACAGTGTGGCCTTCTTTATAAATCATACCTAGAATATATGTAAAATCATGACCATTACATATATGTAGCTTATCTCTGTCTATCTTTAAATAATCTTCATACAACTGTTTAGCTTCATCAAAACTCAATATCTTCTTCCTAGTCCTACCGAGAATATGATTTATAAATATATCCAGATCAAAAGTAACGTCAAACCCTTGTACTTTAATAAACTCAGAATAGGTCATACCTTCGAAATTCAAACCAATATTTTTTTCAAAACTAATGAATTTCAGCACTCCTATCTTATAACAAACATCAAAGATAGAATATTTAATTCTATCAATAATTTCGCGTGCAGACTCAGGTATGTACTTACGGTGATCAGTGTACTCATGAAAGAATTCAGAGATGAAGTCATCAGTAATCATCATGAGCTCAATATCATGGTAATCTGTGAGCAAAATGTCATCATACTTATTTCCCAACAAATGATCGAAATCTGCATCACAAATACCAATAGCATTTCGAAAGCCTACACTTTTTAGACCAACGACGCTATTAAGCACTCCCAGTTTTCCATTACAGGGAGAGTCATAATGAATGTTGTCAGAAGGGCACTTGTTTCTAAAGAATCCAATATCTGTATGCCCTTCAACTACAATTAGTTTTTTTTGTGCATAGCAAGGCTGATTGAAATGTAAAATTATCATCCCAATCCAATCCGTAACCTCTAGCGAGTCTCTCAAGGATGTCATTTTTTTACATCCTTGTTTCATTCAAACTAAACAGATCAAAATAACCATCTTCCCACCTGTTATTAACAATCTGAGGTGAGTGAGTTGCTATTAGTATGTTTTCAATGCCATTTAGCTTTTGTATTGCCTCAATAGATTCTACAAATTCTTTTTGCCAAGCAACATGCAAAGAAATTTCAGGCTCATCAATAAGCACAATATTAGAATCCGACATAGAGAAAATCATACTATAGTATAAAATTACTTGATTTTGCTCGCCCGATGAAAGTTGAGATAATGGTATATCATTATTTTTATCGTCAACAAAATAAAACCCTTTGTTCTTTCCTATTTTAAGCTTTTTGAAAGCGAAAGACTTTTCCGTTATAAGCTTATCAAATAAATTAATTTTCTCGTAAAGATGGTCGTAAGGAGAAAGCTTTTCTAGAGCATCACTAATATACAGTTCAAGAACATCCTTAGAATTTAATGATATTTTATTATTCATATATTCTAACGGGCTAAACATATCATCAGTTTCAATAAGATTGTATTTGACAAGATTCTTCTTAATAAGCTCTAGACCTAAAAGTCTATCAACAATTGTATCCGATGACGTTTGGCTAGTATCGTCTGTCAAGCTGCTAAACAATCTACTAGGAAATGAAGAATCAAGCTTTTGACTTATTTTTGCCGCTTCAAGTGAAATATTTTTCATTTGTGTGGCAAGATCAGCAGAGTATTCGTTTATTTTTATATCTTTTGATTTTTCATCATATAAGCGTTGTGCCTTTACAAAAGAGCAACTTTTCCCTCCAAAAAAACTTTCATGGAAAAGACTAGAGATTGAAAAAGCATTAGTTTTATCTTTTTTATTTACGCCTAGCTTCAGATGAAACTTTCTTCCATCTTTAAAAAACTCTAACTCTTCACCCTCACTATCCGCTTCAGTTTCTGATGGTTTGAAATGGACAACATTCACACTATCAATATCAGAGTGATTAACGACCACATCTTTCTTTTCTTTAACAATAGTAACTTTTTTTGTAGATGAAAATACAACTTCTATTTTAGAGAAATTTAATTCGGTAAAAAAACGGTGATCGTTTTCATATAAAGCATATAATATTTTTAAAATTGTAGTTTTGCCGTAACCATTAGGGCCAGTAATAATAACTATGTCATTATTTTCAATTTTAATGTCGTAATCGAAACGTCCAAAAAGTCCATCAATCTTAATGCGCTGCATATAAGCTCCAAAGTTAGAGGGAAAAATTTTATTTTTATCAGTCGTATTCAATTGTTAAAATAACCTTGGCAGTTACCTGAACTTCATCTATATCACAGATAAATCCATTACCATTGTTAATAACGTTAATTTTCTTTCCTGGCATAACAGTTACATCATAGATATCAAACTTATTATCAATGCCGAGCAACCAGCGGCCGTTACTAATACTCACCACCCCCATATCAACTATCCATGAAGATGAATTGCTAACAACCATTGTAGGTGAGTTTATTTTTTGAGAGATAAAGCTCAAATCAATCGACCAAGTTCCTGTGTCTTTCAGCACCCCTGCAACTAAATCTTTACGAGGTAATGCATAGGCTTCAGGTTCATGACCAAGATTTTTTTTATGCTCGTTTCGCCCAGTGGCCAGCCACTCCAATGAAACACCAGTATCAATCGCACATGTTACAACAATATCGCCGGGAAAATAATTCCTTCGCACCCATGTACTTACTGTTGCAGACGAAATACCTAAAAGCTCGCAAAGTTGCTTTTGAAAAGTAAAGCCGTAGGCATCCATAATTCTCCGCAGAACAGGTTTACCTCCGTTCGAACTTATCTCCTTATAGAGAGCTTCTCCTTTAGGAACTCTAGGCAACCTAGTGGAATTTGCATTTGCAACATCACCAGTTACAAGCCATTGCAAATCAGAACCTGTGTCTAATGCACACTTAATGATCGCATTACCTGGCACACGGTCCCTCTGAGTCCAGCCACTGATGTTATTTGCTGGAATGTCTAAAGCTGCGGCCAAGTCTTTCTGAGTTGCTACCCCATAAGAAGACATCAGTCTTTCAAGCACTTGAGCACTACTACCTTTATTTTCAATCATAAAAAACACCTGATTGTGATAAATAATCATTTACCAAATCGCTTTTACGATCTAAAGTGCCTTCACACCACATGAAACACCGTAGAACAAAACGAGCAATGGGAGATACTGCTTTATGCATACTAAAAATGCAAACAGTGAGAACGCATTTGACTTAGTGCAATCTCAAGATTTTATTGCCAATGTCGCAGCGATTTTGATGCCAGCCATTAGCGAAGCAGTGAACGACGCTGTAAACAAAGCCGTAACGCTGGCTACATCCCCAACAATGTCTAAGCAGGACTTTGCTGCAGCCAACCGTATCAGCCTGTCAGTGCTGGAAAAATGGATTGCTAACGGCGTAGTGCTGCTCGCCCCTACCCCATCTTTCACATATACACAGAACCGCACTAATCGTAAGACCGGCGAAGTGGTAGAGACCACCATGACGAAACATGGCAATCCGCTTATCAATGTTGCTGCATGGCGTGAAAAGAATCGCCAGCAGGCAATCAAATGCCGCTACATCAAACCATAACTTGATTTTGCAAGTTAAGAAGGATCTGAGCATGTTTGATTTCAAGGTATCTACCCATAACCACTACGACGATGCCTGTCGCAAATTCGCGTTAGCTCACAACATGGAAGATGTCGCGAAGCAGTCCGGGATACGTGCGCAAACTCTGCGTAACAAGCTGAATCCAGACCAGCCGCATCAGCTTACCGTCTTAGAGGTTTTAGCTCTTACCGATGTCACAGAAGATGCAACATTAGTTGATGGCTTGCTGGCGCAAATCCAGTGCCTACCTTGTGTGCCGGTAAACGAAGTAGCAGATGAAAAATTCCCCCTGTATGTCATGAAAGCTACCGCAGAAGTAGGCCAGTTAGCAGCTGGGGCAAGCTCTACAGAACCTATGACGGCCAACTGTAAACGCGGCCTACTGCAAAATGTTAATAGCGGTATTCGCTGCTTAACGCTGGCCGCAATGGCAGTACAGGCTCGTATTCAGGCTAACCCGGCACTGTCCTCAACCGTCGATGCTATCAGCGGCATCGGTGCATCATTTGGCATGAGTTGAGGTGTAGTCATGATCTCACTGGCTGCAAGGCTAAAACGTCAAAGCCCATCTATGTCTTACGGACACGGCTGGATCATGGGAGAAAACGGTAAGCGCTGGAACCCGGCAACGCCGTCGTCTTCAGAAGTAAAAGCACAGGCATTACCTAAGAGAGGCAAATCATGGCTATCGAAGGCGATTCCATGCTGGTCGAACTGACAGCCGGTCAACGTGTTGCCGCGCTGAATCATGTTGCACTGCTTCGCGCGCAACTGATGGGCGGTAATTGCGAAAAAGATGTAGCTCGTTTTATTGCTGAAATGCGCGATGTGACTGACAACAATTATCAGGATAACAAACGAGCATTAAGCGCTATCTTTTTCCTGGCGAATATCGGCAAAGACCGGCACTCAGCCGATTTTAATGATCTTACTAATGAAGAAAGAAACGCACTGATTCGCGCAATGAACCACCTGAAAGCCGTTGTGAGTTTGTTTCCCAAACGAATGACTCTTTTAAGCTAAATAACCCAAAGCAATTAATTGGCGTAAACCCGCCGGGATTGTGAAGTCAGTTTTGAGGTGCGTTACTAAAGGGATTTTGCGTGTTAAAGCTTTGGAAATCATGAGTGACTTACTGGATGCGTGAAGCACGTTTATCGTGAAGAACCTTTTCAGACGGCGATTACCGGTTAAAAGGGGCGATAGCGCCCCTGTTCATCTAAATGCTTCGTATCAATTACTCAGCGGAGTCGCTCGGTTGCCAGCGGTGAATGCCACTGTCAGTTGCCGGTCCCCTGTGTTCAGTAGAATCATCCGAGGCTGGCGGTGGCCCCAGATGCTGGGCTGCACTATACGTCGCTGGCGGTGGCCCCAGATGCTGAGAAGCGTTATTTTCTGATGCGGCTGGTCCGGCATGGTGGCTCCAGCCATTATCATTTTGCTGGTCCTGATAAGACGCATGGTGATGATGCCATTCAGATGATGGGCCGCGATGGTATCCTCCCTCTGCCATCACACAACCAGACATGGATGCACTCGCTAACGCTACGAGCGCACAA